GTTTGCTGTTGTATCTCTTCTTAACTGAATCTTATTGGCCATATTATGCTCCGCCACCGTTTAAGGAATTAGTGTATCCGCTGCCTGCGCCAGCGCCATCAAATACAGTGTCTGATGGTCCAAATCTGCTGCTGCCAAATCCACCATCAGCAAACAGCAACCCAACTTCGTAGATAGAATATGCGCCACCGCCATCAATGTCGATGTTCTGTAGTGTGATTGACTGGCTTGTCAATAGGTTATTGTTGTCTGTAAGCTGACTGATGTCAGTTGGTAGTTCAGTGAACCAAGCTGCTCTAACACCGTCACTGCGTTGATAAGCGCCGCCCTGTGGCAGTCTCACATTCTGATTCTCTGCTGTTCTAAGTAGGTTTTCCCAAGCACCGTTGATGTACGCTTGTATTTCCTGTAGAGCAGGATGATAAATTATGTCGCCTGGCTTGCCAATTACAGTGTTTGGAATCACACTACCAAGATTCAACGGACTATTAACAATGTTTACACGGTTAGCAGCCGTTAAGTTTAAGTCTGTTGTGCTGTTGAATTCAGGAATGCCAGCTGCTGATGAACTGATCGTTCCTGGAATTACTGTATTACCGTTTGGATAAAGTGTTACAGTATAATCGCCTGCTGAAAGTTGACCGTCAAGCCCGGCGCCACCAACTGCAACACCGTCTACATAAAGAATAGAATTATTTGTTGTAAGTGCTACACCATTGATATTAACATTGCTGTCAACTGACACGTTAGCAAACATAACATCGTCAGTTGTGTTTAGTGATTGATCAAAAGTATTGTCTTGTCCAACAGCAGTGCCGTCAAGATATAGATTACCATCAAGAACAGTAATCTCAGTTTCGCCAATGGAAAAGCCAGCTGTTGCTAAGTTACCTACTTCAACAGTCCCAGTAATAAAAATGCGATCATTTTCATTTAGCCCAGCAATTGTTTGATCAATTACATATAAGTTACCAAGGTTAAAATTGCCAGTGCCAGGAGTACCAGATGCGTTCCACTTAACACCATCCCAAATATAAGTTACACCATTTGGTGCTTCATACGGTGTGCCTACTGTTTGCGGCTGTGCTGGAAAGTTCAATGCCATTTTTCTTAATCCTAATAGTTATATTTATTAGTATCCACCTGTCAATGCTACACGCTTCCAAATATTTGTAGCAGTACAGACATAGATGTAGTTTGAGTCCCAACAAATTTGTCCAGCTGTGCCGGTTGCATTTGTTGCTTTTGTGGTCAGTGGTGATTGTAGCAAAGTACCCAGTGTTATGGTTCCACCAATTGATCCACTATATGAAGTCAAGTAAGCAGCAGCATTACTGTTACTATAGAAATTCATTGTGCTAATAGCAGTGTTAGCAGCAATAATATTTGCTCTTAAAGAGTCAACTTGATTTTCTTGTGCAATGGTATTTGCCAACAAATAATTTATTGTAACCTGCTGTGCTGATGCATTTCCAATTTGAATACTTAGATTAGCATAAATGTCTGTAATTTGTTCTGATTGAGTTAAGGAATTTGCCAACAAGTAATTTACTGTATTTTGTTGTGCTTCTGCATTACTCGTTTGTGAGATTAAATTTGATAATATATTATCAATTTGTGCCGATTGTATTTCTGCATTGGCAATCCAGTTGGTTGAGATATAATCAACATATGACTTCATACCAACATTTGCAGTTATAATAGCAGCATTGGCGGCAGTAATGTTTGCTCGTAATGAACTTATATTCGCCTGTTGTGCTTCAGTATTTGCTAATAGATAGTTTATTGTGTTTTGCTGTGCTTCTGCGTTACCAGGTTGAGCAGCAATATTTGCCAATATAGAGTTAATAGATACTGCTTGTGCTGCTGCATTGGCAATCCAGTTAGTTGAGATATAATCAACATATGACTTCATACCAACATTTGCAGTTATAATGGCAGTGTTTGCCGCAGCAATATTTGCTCGTAATGAACTTATATTAGCTTGCTGTGATACTGTATTTGCTAATAGATAGTTTATTGTATTCTGTTGTGCCTCTGAGTTTCCCAATAATGAAATTATAATCTCATTTGTTGGCAAATATTCAGCTACATTGGTGTCATCATAATATGGGCTTATCAAAGTAGGATTTGTATCAATCCAAGCATCATTTAGATATACATATATTCTACCGCTGTCTGTATCATACCAAAGTTGTCCATTAGATGGGCTTGTTGGCGGAATTGACGATGGAGCAGTAATACTGGATCCGCCACCAGAAGTAATTCCGTCAAGAATACTAGTACCATTACTATAATTAATATTTCCGCCAGTTGGAAGAGTTACATTTCCTGTTGTTTCTACTCTAAATGTATACCCATTGTTAGTTAAAGTATTTTTATTTGCTATTAAAAGGTTAGCAGCAATAATTGCAGTATTGGCGGCAGTGATATTTGCCCTAAGTCCTTTAATCTGCGTGTCTTGAGATAATGCGTTAGCAGTTAATGTGTTAATAGTTATTGCTTGGACATTAGCATTATCTGACAGGGATGCTAGATTAGCATTTGTTTGATTATAGAAATCATATAAACCTGTACCTATCTCATTTAAAACATTTTCTAAAGTAACATCAACATATGATTTCATACCAACATTTGCAGTTATAATAGCAGTATTGGCGGCAGTGATATTTGCTCTGAGTCCGTTAATTTGCGTAGCTTGAGATGCCGCATTAGAAAATAATGTAGCGATATTAGATGCTTGTGTTGCTGCATTTGAAAAAAGTATAGAGATATTTGATTTAATGTCAGCAATATTAGCACTAATTACCCCACTACCACTAATGAGTATTGAAACATTATCAACTTTAACACCACCTAGAACTGTAGTGTTTGCTGTGGGTAATATATAGTTTCCATCTTCAGCATTTAACACACCATATTCATCAATGGATAGGTTATTACCAACTTTAATACCACCTAATACTGTATCACTTGCTTCAGGCAGCGTGTATGTGGTATTGGGAGCAGCATCAACCCATTGGCTTTGATAATAGATGTATGTTCTGCCACTGTCTGGATCATACCATAATGCACCTGGTGTTGGGCTGGCTGGAGGACTTGCGCCAAATCTAGGTGTTGCACCAACTAATTCAGTTCCACCAATGGTAACGCCATCCATGACATAAACTTTGCCAGTAATGTCGTCAACAACAAGCTCACCATCATGACCTGTAAATTGATCAATTGGAAGTTTACTGATTTTACCGTAATAGCGTCTTAGCATGATTTATTCCCAGTGTATAGTGTATTTATGGGTGTTGGGTGTTTACCGAGTGCATAGCAGCCATGTGTGCGATGCAGCATATTTTCAGTTGACTGATGATAAATATCATATACAATAAGGAGAAAGAGGAAATGATTATGTTAATGGACCAACTCACCGCGGCTATGAATTTTATGTACAACAGCGTTAAGGAAGCTAGACTTGCTCAAAAAGCTTATCATGAGCTATCAAGATTATCTGATAGAGAACTTGCTGATCTTGGATTAAGTCGTAACGATATTATTCGTGTTGCCTACAAATTAGATCAATAATTTAAGAGAAATCAAGTCGTGAAAAAGGGGCATTTCTGCCCCTTTTCTTATTATTAAGAGAATGCTAGGTTGCTTACAGCGATTTCACTTAGGTAGTCACCAGCGTTACCGAATGATGAAGCTACGTTAGTCAATTCAATGTATCCATAACGTGTCATGAAACCAACTACTGGTTCAAAAGTTGATGGATCAAGAACAACACCGCTCGACATTAGAGGAATGTATGGGCAGTAGAAAGCTGCTGCGTCTGCTTCTGAAGTACCCTTATAACCAACAAGCACAGGGATTGTGTCGTCAGCATATGAGTCAACATAAACACGCATTGAACCATTTAGAGTACCAACGAACTTAGTGTTAGTTGGGGCTTCAAATGAACCTTCAGTTGTACGAGCGAAAGCACTAGTAGTTGCACTCTGTAGAACAGTTAGAACAGTTGGGCTTACAACAGTCCAGTTACCTGCGCCACGACGTGTGCGCTGTGCAATCAAGTTTGCAGCACGATTGATTAGAACAGCTAGAGCAGCATGTTCGTCACCAACGAATGTTGCAGTACCAGAAACAGTTGCCTGGTTGAATGTGAATTCACTTGCAGCAAGTGAACGTAGGCTGTATAGGATTTCCTGATCGATTTCAGCAGTGATTTCCTGGGCAAGTGCTGCCATGATTTCTGCTTCAATGTCTAGGCCATGCATTGCCTGTGCGTCCTGAGCTGCTTCAAAAGTCCAGCGAGCTGATAGCTTGCGAGTCTTAGCTTCTACAGGCTGCTTCAAGATCTGCACGTTCAAACGACGTCCAGGAGTACCTTCAAGACTTGCAGTTGAACCTGCACGTCCGTCAGCACTAGTAACACCAGCAGCAGTTCCAGAATAGCCTGAAGCAATCTTGAATGGGCTTAGAGCCTCATCACCGATTGAAACGTCAGTACCAGCTGAACCTGAACCATTGCTTGTGAAACTGTCTGCATAACGCACACGTAGAGTGTGAATCTGTGCAACAGGTCCAGTCATTGGCTGTACGCCAACGATTTCGTTAGCAATAACAGTAGGCATAACACGTCGAATGACAGGTAGAATCACACGATTTAGTGTAGCTACGTTACCAGCAGAAGTACCACCAGCAGTGGCGCTTTCAGTTAGATAACGCTTTGTATTCTCGAGCACCATGCTCATTGTAGTCTTCTTGTTGCCGGTTAGACCTTCTAGCAATGCAGCCTTAGTCTCACCCCAACGTCCTTCTAGTAATTCTTGTGACATTTTAAAAGTTCTCCATATTAGTTTGTTGTTAAGCCAGCCAAGCGACGAATTTCAATTACATTGTTACTCGCAGTTGACTCAGTTTTAGTAGTTCTATCTCCGGTAACTGTTGTCTTGGATTCTGCGATTACAGTCTTAGCTGGTGCAGTTGCCTTACCATCCATTACAGGGGAAAGATATTTCTTAAATGCGGCCTCGAGGCGATCTGTTGGGGTTGACTCCAAGAGTTGCTTCATGACGTTGGCCTTGTCTCTGCTGAGAGGCTTCATTAGGTCGTCAATTTTACGAGTACGCTCAATTGATTCGTTAATACGCTTTAGCTCAGTTTCTTTAGCGTTAGCCTTGGCTTCAGCTAATTCTGCTGCCTGGCGAGCTTCGGAAAGCTGCATCTCAATACGATCAAGTATTGTCTGCATCTTCTTAACTTCGGCACGCTCATTGAGGTGCGTGGCAGTAAACTCGGTTGCAAATGCTTCAAAAATTCTACGTCCAAAATTATTTTCTTTTGCTTCCTGAATGTCTTCTTTTAGTTGCTTGAGTTCTGTACGTAAGGTGCTATCAGTTGCTTCCTTAACAAGAGTTGATGCTCGCTTAATGAATGACTCACTAAGATCCTTCAACTTCTTCTTACCTTCTACAATTAGCTGAACCTTTGCACGAGCCAAGTCTGCCTTATCGTCGGCAAACTCAACAATCTCCTTGCGGAGACCTTCTGTTACAAATTCGTCTAGCTTTGCTGTAGCAGTTTTAATTGCTGCACGATCAGCGTGTAGTTCAGCAACCTCTTTAGCAAGAGCGCCATTGAGGAAATCCTCAAAATTAGCAGCCTTTGCCATCATTGATTCTGTAAACTTTACACGATCTTGAGCAATAGCAGCACGCTCAGCAGCAATCTTTTCGATCTCTACTGATAGTGATTCTGATACCATACGATCGAGAGCCTCAACCATTGTGGCCTTATCGTGTGAATAACGATTTGCCATTTCTTCACGGATTTCTGCACGAATAGTTTCACGAGCTTCGTCAAGCTTGGAATCCCAAGCCTGCTCTAGAACTTCGCGAGTTTCTTCGTTCAGGATGCCGTTGTCAATTAATGGTTTTAGTGCTTCGAACATTTAATTCTCCTGAAACTTATCTAATCTTCAATTCATTGATTAATCTTGAAACTTCCGTTGCAAGATATTTCTGTGCTAGTCGATCTTTGTTTAGATCTTTAGCCATATCAAACACACGATGCCCACCCTTCATGTTCATGAGACCTTCATAAACTGCTGTTGGATAAGCATTTGGTGCGCTGGGTTGTGCTACGATATCGACTGTGACAATGTCAAAATTGCTGACCTGTCCACTTGATTCATTAACGTCACCACTTCCGCGGCTGCTAACACCAAGCTTTACGCCAGCAATAATCATTACACTTACAATCTTACCCATTGGGGTGGGTAATATTTTCATTTTGCCACAGCCACTTGCCCCATCTAACCACATTTCTGTGATCATGTGACTTACTCTATCTAAATTAATACGCAGATTAGTTGGATGATCAACTTCCCCAAGCACAGAATAACCTTTGGTAATCTGCTCGTTTAGATTTTGTACTGCTCTGGCAATTTCATGACGGGGATAAACACGCTTATTGGCATTCTCCCTGTCACCTTCAATGAAGATCCCTTTCATATACAGGTCCTTACCTTCATTGGCCTGTATTGTTTCCATACATGCCTGATCAAAGCTTAGATTTTCTGTTAAAAAGGGTTTCATATTATTTTCCTATTACTTCAAGTTAATTGATGTCTTATTGACACCTGATGGTTCGCTGTTGCCGGGCTTCTTAGCACCTGAGAATGTCTTACCAGCGTTTGCACCTGGTACGTTCTCAAAGCTACCTGCACCCTTTAGCTTGCCTTCACCCTTAGTATAATTGTTGCTTGGCTTGCTGTACTGCTTTCCGTCTGGATCGTCACCCTTGCCGCCTTGAGCTAGATTCTTTGCAGAACCGCCCATGTCGTTCTTACCAGCAACAGTTGATCTGCTGTTAGTTGAACCACCGATTGAACCATTGCCTACGCCCTGACCTTCAGTGTTTCCAGGTGTTGCAACCTTTTCAACATACTCACGCATAAAGCCTTCTTCTGGCATACCATCCATGCCACCCATGTCACCATGAGAAGTCTCGCCGCCTTCATCACTCATTAGTTTTTCGAACTCTGCCTTGAGATCGTCAAGAGCATCTTCGAGATCAACAACACGATCTTCTAGACCTTCTTCACCGCCCATGTCGTCGTCGCCCATGCCGTCGTCCATGTTATCCATGTCGCCGTCATCTTCGCCTTCTTCACCGTCTTCTTGGTCCATGCCTTCTTCGTCAGCTGAAATGTCGCCCATCATGTCGTCGGTGGCGTCCATGTTCTGGTCGTCATCTTCTTCCATGTCGTCCTGCATTTCTTCTGCTACAAGGTCATTATAAATTTCACGTGACTTCTCAACAACAAGGTTGTGAAATAGCTCATTAGCTTTCTCGGTTTCCTCATTGATGATGTATTCAATCAATTGTTCAAACTTATTTCGCATGTTGTATCACTCCTAAAAGATTAGTTCTATGCTGAACTTATTTACTGCGTAGATAATATCAGTATGTAAAATAGGGTTATTTTGAGTGATTTGGAAAAGATAAGCGTTTTTAAGCAGGTGGTGCTGCTGGCTGACCATACATCAGCTTCACTCTTTCGATCTGCTCTTTAAATTCCACAGCACGTTGATCGTTCATCTTTCTTAATTGACTAATTTGGGCAAGGGTAAGTCTTGTCTTTCGTAGGTCTTCGATCTTTTCCTGACTGTCGTCTTTGGAAACATCTTGATAACCTTTTCTCTCTTCGCGAAACATTTCTGCTAGTAGCATAATAAACAAGCACCTTGTATTTTATATTTATATAGCAAGGCTTGGTTCCCCACCGCCGGGTGCAGTGGGTGCTGGTGCGCCGCCAGGAGCGCCAGGAGCGCCGCCTTGACTAATACCATCTTCTGTTCCAGGAGGTGCTTCTGCACCTGCATCAGCTGATAGATCACCAATTGTATCCAAATCACCGGTGATGCCACCAGGAGTAATACCCACGTTACGCATGTCACTGCCTTGAGGCTTGCTCATGTCTGGAGTGCCGCGCTCTTCATGCCACAACTTTTCATTCTCTGCCATTTCCATTTCATTAAGACCAAGATATTTCTTGAGAATGAAACGCTTGGCAAGGAATTCAGTGTCTTTAATTCCACCAAATGCTGTGATACGCTGACTGTTGAGTTCAATTTCACGATAGGCAGCAAAGTTTTGTGGCTCACTAAAACGCATTTCAAACAAACTGTTGTCTAAATTAAAGCCTCTCCACTTTAAAAATAGCTTAAATTCTTCATCGAACTTGCTACTAATATACTTCTGTAAACGCTTACAATACTCGTTAAAACGGAATTCCTGAATCAATGCAGTTGTTACTTTACCATCTGAGTGAGTACGATCACTGTCATCTTTACCTGTTGGCAAATAGCTGGATGGGATACGTAATCCTCTGAACAACTTGTTCTGGAAATAACGCAAATCATCAATTTCACCTAGATTTTGCCCGCCTGGCAATACTTCAACACTTGATCCACGACCATCTGCTGTCTGAGGGAAGAAGTAATCTTCATTAATTGACAATGGATTATAGCTCGCATCCATTAGGTTTTGCCCACCACCACTCTGTGTTGGGATACGACGCTGATGAATTTCGTTCTTAACACGTTCTAGAAAGCTCATTTGCATGTGTGCTGGCATATTACCAACGTCGATCTTAAACACACGACGCTCAGGAGCACGTTGTACACGATAGATTAGTAGTGAATCCTCAAGTAGTTCTTTTTGTTTGAATACTTTAAAGATGCCCTCAAGTATACTGACACCAAATGGCCAGTTAACATCAAGTCCTTCAGTTAAACTACAATGGATAACATGTTCTGCATCAATTGGGAACTCATTTGTACCAACACCAAAGCGATTATTTGAGTTCAACGAGTCGCCACCAATGCCATTGCTTGTATTGTTACGACTTCCACCTGCATAGGGAGCAAAAGAATAAGTGTCATTTTTACCAGGAGGACGAGTAATTGAATCATTCTGTAAATTGGGAGCAAGATCACGAACATAATAAACTTCAGGTACTTTACCCTGTGATTCATTTACAATGATTTTACTGACTTTATTCATTTCGCTCCAGTACCACTTATAAGTTTCTGGGTCACGAACAAATATCTGATCACCGTATTTCAATACGTTGCGGAAAATTTTAAAGATCTTACGATCAAAATCGTTTAAGCTATACCAAGCAGTAAGCTGCTCTTTTAAAATAGCAATTTCATTTTCAGTTGCTTCATCATGAAAATGAAAATTAAATGCTGTGTTGGTATCTTCGTTTGTCTGTGTGCAAAATTCAGCTAGAATATCAAGGGCCGCATTTACTTCGCTGTCAAGATCCATGTTCTCGTACTGTGTATAACGATCAATTCTATTGGGATGTCCGCTATAGATATCAGGCAACATGCTTTGATAGTTTCTAAATGCAGCCTGTGCTTGGCTATCTAGATAACCAAAGGCATAGTTTGCAGTTGAACCATTGACTGGACTCATACTGCCATCAGTTACTACACGAAAATGCTTTTTCCACGACATAATTTTATCCTATTATATATTTACATTAACTTACGGCTGATACAGTATTTCCAGTATTTGCAGTAATAGCCCTCATATATTGCAATTGCTCATCCATTAATGAAGCCACTGCTAACAATGTTGCATTCACATCTGTCAGAGTAGTTTTTGTTTCAGCTTTGGCTAATTTATCATCCTTTAATGCATTAACTTCAATACCTGCTTGCGCTAGTTGTTGTATTGCTTCAGCTTTTGCTTGTTCTGTCATTGCTGCAAATTGTTGTGTCTGAGTTGCTAAGTTTGACGTAGGAGTTCCAACCCCTTGTTCAGAAGGAGTTGCTGGTACTGCTTCATCTTTTTTATCAAATAATCCAGCATCTTTTGCAGCAAGTCCAGCATCAATAGCCAGGCTGGCAGCAGTACCAACACCTGGAATAGTTGCTGCTACTCCACTTGCTACTTCACCAGCGGCACCAATGAAATCTCCTGATAATGCCCTTTGTAAACCAAATCCAAGTCCAGCTACAATACTAATACCAGGTATCTTCTTAAGTAAACTTTTTCCAATTGCTTTGGCACCAATTTCAGCAGCTTCTTTCCCTGCAACCTTTTCAACAGCTTTAGCTCCGCCACCACCAAGTGCTGATGCAGCGCCACCAGCAGCGCCAGATATAGCTTCGCCTGCTTTACCTGCAAGAACACCAGCACTGCCCATTACACCAGCGGCTGTGGCGCCAACCGCAGTTCTAGCACTACCTAATAATCCGGAAGCACCAGACATTGCTGATTTGCCCATTTCAGCAGCTTTACCAAAAAATCCACTGGCTCCACCAGCACCTCCGGGTCCGGGAGGCTTAGGTATGCCGCCGGCGCCGCCTAATGCACCAGGTCCACCTCTTAAACTTTTTACTAAACTTAATGCATCTGCGGCACCCCCTAGTAATCCTAGTACACCTGCAGGGCTAGTGAAGAAATCTTTAATTCCCCCCATTACCCCGCCGCCTTCGCCGCCAAATTGTTTAATCATATTAGTCATAGCAGCGGTTGATGCTGCTACGGCATCAGCAAAAGCACCCATTACACCACTTTTTAAAATAGCATTTTGTGTTTCAATCAAAGCTTTTTGATTTTCTACAATGACATTATTCATTTTACCTTGTAATGTGCCATCACCTTGATTCTTTTGATCTTCAAGATTTTTCTTGGCAGCTGCTAATCCTTCAGCAGTATATTTGTTATTTTCTTGAAGTTGAGCACCCATGCTTGCGCCCGTTGAACCAATTATGCCACCAACACCTGCCATTTGTGCTGCTGCTATACCAGTATTTGCCATTAAATCTTTATGAATAGCACCTTGAAATTGTGCATTTGTCTCAAGTTGTTTTTGACCAGTTAATACTCCTGCATTAAAATCACCAATGGATTGATTAATTTTAGCGCCCAATGCAGGAACTTGTTGCATCAATACTGCCGATTCAGTTGTTACAGCACGACCATTTACAGCTACTTCCATAAAAGCTTTTTTCTCATCTGCACTCATAACAGCCATTGCAGCAATAGCATCTGCTTTTTGAGTAGCTGACATACCATCCATTTTTTGTTGGAATGCTAGATTATTTGCAGCATCCTGAGCAGCTTTCATTCTTCCTTTTGCATCATCACCAGTTAGTGTAGCAATCATACGAAGGTTATCTGCATATTTCATTGTTTGATCAGCAACTTGCTTGTCAGTTGCTTTTAATGGCCCGCCACTCTGACGCATTTGCGCCATTGTTTCTGCTACTAATCCTGCTTGTTCTTCATAGGAGTATCCAAGATTAAGCATCTGCTTACGCATGGGATCGCCACCTTTAGAAAGAACGTCTCCCATTTTTTTAGCACCTTCACCTACCCCAAGGCCAGATGCAGCCAAAGCACTTTGATTCTGTTTAATAACATTTGCAAATTGAGTTAAGTTAAGCCCAGCATTTTTACCGGCATCTGCCATACCTTGCAAGCCACCAGTAAACAATGCACCCGAAGATGACATTCCTTGAAACGCACCAATATAATTGGTAAGTTCAGTTGTTAAGGTTGGTAATACTTTTTGAGCTAATCCACCCAAAGCACTACCAAATGAGAATAGGTAACCAGCTCCAGTCGCTGCTGCACTTCCAATTTTACCTATTCGACTTGTAGATCCAGCAAGACTGGATCCCATACCTTTTAAGCCTTCGCCGACTTTTGCAGCACCATCAGTAGCTAACTGCAATCCAGCAGATGTAACAGCAGTTGCCATTCCAATTTGGCTACTACTACTTTGATATCCACTTATAACAGTGCTTGCAGCTTTACCAAATGGCTCAAATATTGATTTTACTTTATCAACTGCTTCACCAAATTTCTTTTGCTTTTCTTGACTTTGAACTACAGTTGCAGTTGCTTTAAAAGTAGCTTCAACAAATTTTTTCTCTTCTTCAGTAGCATCTTTCATGCTGTCTAAAGTTTCTTGTTGAAGTTTAAGCCACTCTTCTTCTTTTTGCTTTTTAGTTTTTGAAGAACGTTCTAATTGTCTACGCTCATCTTCAAGACCTTTTGATAGAAGTTTATGTGCATCTTTCTCAGTATTAATTCTACTCGTTAGTTCTTTAAAGCTTGATTGCGACTTTTCTATTTCACGAGTTAAACGCTCAATACTTTTAGTAATAAGAATATACTCTTTCTGTCCTTTCTCGTACAGCTTAAGCATTTCTTTTTGTTGTTCAAGCTCTTCGCTTCTGTCTAACTCAGCCATTTATAAAAAAATACCCCAGGTATGCTACCACTAAATATACGGCACTTCTTATTTATAGGACAGAAAAATGCAAAATCAATCAGTGAACCCTCTTGCAAAACATTTTCGACAACCAGCTGTATACATGACACTCCCAAGTGGTGGGAAATATTGGCCTGATGGGACATTAGATTTACCATTGACTGGACAAGTTGCGGTTTATCCTATGACTACAAGAGATGAAATTACTGTTAGAACACCAGACGCTTTACTAAGTGGAGAAAGTGTTGTTTCAATTATACAGAGTTGCTGTCCACAAATTAAAGATGCTTGGAAGATGCCCAGCATTGATGTTGATGCAACACTTATTGCCATAAGAATTGCCAGTTACGGGCAGGAAATGGATATTGATACCTTATGTCCCAATGAAGAATGCAAGCATGAAAATAAACACGGCTTGGATCTTACTACTGTTTTAGATGGTATTAAAGCTCCCAATTATAACAAGCATGTAGAAGTAAATGGATTAAAGATTAGATTAAAGCCTCAAAGCTATTTTGAAGGAAATAAGTCAAATTTAATTAGATTTGAAGAAGATAGACTAATTTCAGTAGCTATCGACGACTCAATGGATCCAGACGAAAAACGTAAGAAATATAATGAACACATGCAAAAGTTGGTGTCCATTAATCTAGATCTAATTGTAGCAGGTACAGAGTATGTCGAAACATCAGATGGTGAGCAAGTTAGTAACTCTTCATTTATCAAAGAATTTTACGACAATGCAGATACGAAGATCATAAAAGCAGTCACTGAAAAGTTTGATGAGTTCAATGATACCGTTGCGTTATTGAAGCCAAAAGTTCAGTGTGAAGAATGTGGAACTGATTATCCGGTAACAATACAATTTGATTACGCAAATTTTTTCGGAACAGCCTCTTAACATTAGATCGTGATGGTATCATACAGCTTATTCAAAAGTATGAACATCAAGTTAAGGGGCTAAAAGAAGAAGCACTTCGCATGTGTTGGTATATGCGTGGAGGTATCACTTATGATGAAGCTGTCATGCTTTCTTTTCAGGAACGAGAAATTATCAACAGTATCATTAAGTCAAACTTAGAGATAACTCAAAAGTCAGGAACACCATTCTTCTAATATAGGATGTTTGCTTACGCAAACAGTTAACTCACTATCGTTCGTTAACATTTTCTCTTATAACTTTTTGTTAGATTAGAAGTCATACTGATCCCTTTCGGGATCAGAGACAAAAAACTTTTTGTTGAGTTCTCCATCATACTAAGTTACAGGAAACTGTCTTTAAACAGGGTGGCGGTTGGCCGGTACCACATTATTCCAGCTGATTTAATCCAACGGTCATTATCATACCCTAACTAGCGAATATGTATAACGCTGCGGTTGCTTTCTCTCAGAGCCGCAATCATTTAGCCTATCGTTTGGCCTTACGTTGTCCACTTTCACGATTATCGGGGCGTGAGACCTTCAATTTTTAAACTGATAAGGGACTATATAGCCTAAGGTGCCTTCATTGCCACTTCATCCACATGCTCTGATGGGGGATAAAATTTTACAGCCGAGATGTTGCCATTATAGTACTTGCGGGTGCCACTGGGTAGTCGGGTTCTGAGTACGTCTTCCATAACTTGGAGTTCTACTTCTCTGTAGTGTAAGCTACCTTTGGTCTTATGTAAAGATAAAATTAAGAATTTGTAGTTGTCTTTGCCATATAATTCAATTGATTTGTTGAGTTCAACACTGGAACTTGAGTATGTGCGCCAGGCTGATTCTTTTTTATAGTGTTTACGGTTTTTTCTGCCTTTAACTGCCTTAGTTAAGTTGCTGTGAAATTGCTTTTTGCCTACATATTCTCTACCAGTATTCAGTTCGACTATCCTGTAGATAAATCCAAACCAATCCTCAACATTAAAATCGTGAGGGAATTCCCAGTGTCCTAAATCCATTGCTGATAATATTTATCAGCAGTTGAATAGTGGTTACTCAAACTTGATAGCAATAGTGCCTGCGAATGATCCGCCTGGGGGAGGAGGTACTTCTATCGCTGCTATTATCATGCGAGCAGTTGATTCCAATTCATGCTTGGTAGATTTAACTATACTGATGCTTTCAGCTCGGCCTTCTTTATTGATACAGAACGCTATATTAACAACACCAAACATAGCCTTGTCTGGACGCTTGCGCTTCTTCTCTATCTCTTTCTTAACTAAGGAAGCATATTCTGCTGAAGTCATACCAGCGTTTTCTTTAACACCGTTCTCTACACCCATATGCTTCTTGAAGGCATCGTCTGCTGCGGCCTGTTCCTTCTGATCTACTTCAGACTTCTGCTGCTCTTCTTTCTTGTCTTCTTCTTTCTTGGCTTCCATAACTTCTGCTGTGTCATCTACAGTATGGACGGCTTCTATAGGATCTACGGGATCGGGTGTATCTGCTTGTAGTTTAACTGCTGCTGCTACTGCTTCCTGTGCTGCTGATTCTTCAGTCATATCTTCATCTAGCGTATCACCTTCAGCAGGTGCTATACCAATATTGATAGCATAAACTATCTGACGCTCTGGAGGAGTTGCACCAAGCACAAATGGTACTATAACCAATAGGTGTAAAACAATTGAAAGTATTAATGGTATTTGTTTCTTCATTTGTGTAGGTCCTTTAAAAGTGCTGGGTCAATTTTACTTTTGGCATAACATTTGCCTTCTGTATTGAACCAACTGAACTTTGACCAAAAAGTCATGGTTTTCAGTACTTCTTGACACTGTTGCTCTGTTTTAAATTCCAACGCTATTCTGCCAGGTATATCAGTTGGTACACTATTATGAACCACTATGAGGTATAGAATCCACATAAATTATTTCCACTTCACTATCTCAAATGATCCATCGTGATTTTCAACTAATGCAGTGCAGGACTCCACCCAGTCGCCGCAGTTCATGTATTTGATATCAGATATATCCCGAATATTAGCGTGATGAATATGACCACATATAATTCCATTTAGCTTCTTACTCCTTACATAATTGGCTAATGTTGTCTCATAATCACCAATAAAGTTGACAGATTCTTTTACTGTATGTTTTAGATAAGAACTCAAAGACCATTGTGCCATATTAAAGTATGATCGCACTTTACTAACCCAACGTCCAATGTCTATGCTAACATCATATGCCCAAGATCCAAGATGAGCTACCCATTTGGCATTCTTGATAACAACATCAAACTCGTCACCGTGAGTAACAAGATATAGTTTCCCATCAACACCAACATGTATGCATTCATTGACTAGTATAATATGTCCAAATTCAGCATCACAGTATTCACGTAGCATCTCGTCGTGATTGCCTGGAATGTAAACTATCTCTACACCTTTACGAGCACGGCGCAATAATTTCTGTATCACATCGCTATGGAACTGGCTCCATATCTTTTTCTTACTCATAGCCCAGCAGTCAATGATGTCACCCACGAGGTATATCTTCTCACACTCAAACGTCTTCATGAACTCTAGCAGTTGTTCTGCTTGACTCATTTTAGTTCCAAGGTGTATATCAGATATGAATACTGATCTATATGATTTCATCTGTAATCTTTGTATGAATTGGTAGCAGCTCGATCCTTAAAGGTTACTGAGAAATAATTTTTGAGATATAACCAAGTTGTGCTGAATACCCCTTGATCTTTTAATCTTCTTGGACTTGAATGCAACTTTAACTTCATCGCAAACTTTATCTTACCAAAAGGTTCAAGTCTTTTGGCAGTCATTGTATCCTCACCATAAAAGGCAATAGTGGTATCATACCCATTGGTCTTGTCTAATGCTGACTTCTTGATCATGGCATTTCCCCCTTGGAGAAATACGCCGATAAAGCTATTACTGAACCAAGCAAGATAATAATAGAATTTTGTTGAAATAGTTAACGAATGTGACACGTCATCATATATTAACGGACCTGTTACAGCAACTACACTAGGATCTGCAATATTATTTAAAGCAATTTCAACCCAACCTTCGCATAATCTTGAGTCAGCATCTATGTTTGCTATTAGATTATATTGAGCAGATTCATAGCCTTTTTGGCGGGCGAAGACAACACCTTTTTGTCGTTCAGATACAACTGTAACTCCTTCTTGCATAGCAATTAGAACAGTTTGATCTGTGCAATTGTTGTCAACTACGATGATCTCGTAGTGAGGGAGGCTTGAAGCCTCCCTCCTAATAGAGCGTATACAATCTCTTATATACTTCTCTTCATTGTAGCATGGGATAACGAACGATATACCCATTAGTGCTTAATCATTGACCATACTGTATTCTGTATCTCTTTAACTACGTTAGCGGGCATTGGAATATAATCAAGCTCTTCAGCTGTCTTATTGCCTTTTTCAAATGCCCAGTTAAAGAAAGCAATTGCTTCCTTGCTTGCTGCTGTATCTTTGGGATCAGAATACATTAGAATAAAAGTGGCAGCAGTGATAGGCCAAGTTTCGTCACCTGGCTGATTGGTTAAGATAACACCGAATCCCGGGACACTATTCCAATCTGCTTTCGCTGCGGCCGAGCTGAATGACTTCATGCTGGGCTCAACTGTCTTGCCAGCAGCATTAATCAACTTTGTTGTTGTTAGATTGTTCTGTTTAGCATAAGCATACTCGACATAGCCAATGCTGTTCTTAGTCTGTTGTACATTACCTGCTACACCTTCGTTGCCCTTGGCACCAATACCAACAGGCCATTCAATGGCCGTTCCATCACCAACTGACTTCTTCCAGTCATCACTGACCTTGCTTAGGTAATTGGTGAAGTTAAATGTAGTTCCGGATCCATCACTGCGACGTACGACTGTAATTGCTGTTGATGGAAGTTTAGCTGCGGGATTCAATCTTGCGATTCTAAGATCGTCCCACTTCTTGATCTTGCCAAGATAGATGTCAGCAACAATGGTACCATCAAGCACTAATTCATTTGATTTAACGCCTTCAAGATTTACCACTGTGACAACTGCACCAATTACTTGTGGCCACTGTACAAAACGATCCTTGATTAGGTCTTCTAACTTCAGTGGCATATCACTAGCACCAAAGATTACAGTCTTTGCCTGTATCTGCTTGATGCCAGCACCTGAACCAATGCTCTGATAGTTGATGGTATTTCCAGTTTCTTTCTTATATGAATCTGCCCATTTGGCATACACTGGGTAAGGGAAAGTTGCGCCCGCACCTGTAATTTCTGCTGCATGTACTGTAGTTGCAAGTACCAAACTTGCGATTGCTAATGTCATCTTCTTTAGCATAAATGAGACTCCTTGTTATGCGAGCCTTATTTAAACACACTAATATGACGGTTTTATTACAAACAGCAGTTTTTTAACAATTAATCAGAAAAATTATCGTAACTGGTAAAGCCATTTTCCTTGATAACCTTCATGACATTGTTTACACGCCCAGCTAATTCATCCTTGTGACTGACAAGGAAAATGCTCTTATTGCGCTCACGTGCCATCTTCTTGAGAATAGCTAGACTGTTCTCTACACCACTTGAGTCCATGCCACTGTCAATCATTTCGTCAATAAACAATAGATTAATGGGGCTATACAAGCTTTCCCATACATCTCTAAATGCAAAACTTAACGAAAGTATAAGACGATTGCGTTCACCACGGCTTAGATTATCGAAGTCAAGTTCCCTACCTAACTCTGTGATTTCTACGGTGAGATCATTCAGGAACTTGACTTCATGAGGCAATCCAATTGCCTGTAGATACGCACCCAGTCGAGTATTAAGATAAGCAAGGTTCTGATCAATAATGCGCTTGCGAACAAAGCTATCCTTGTTAGTCAACAGCTTGAGCAGGAACTCCTGATGCTCTTTAAACTGTGTGAGTACATTAATTTGATCCCATGTCACTTGCTCAATTGCTGTAGTTTCCATGTCAACAATCTGTTCAGCATATGGGTCTTGATCATCACGTTTACGATCAAGTTGCTCAACCAGCTTCTCAAGTGTACTACGATGGCTTAATGCTTTCTCTAAGGTGTCATAGATAACTTTAGGAGCGGTGCCAATTAAACCAATAGTATTCAATTGATCCTGATATTCATTGGCTTTCTCTTGAAGTGCAAGCATTTGAGTTTTGCAATCAGTATACTGCTTTGTTTTACCTTCAAGGATCATACCTTTATTGGCATCATGCAGCGTTGATCCACAGGCATAACACTTGTGATCTTCAAGATCCTGTATTTCTTCACTGAGCTTTTGATAACGCTTTTCTTCTTTGGCATAGTCGGCAGTTAAGCTACGCAGCCACTTGTCGCATTCTGTTTTCTTTTTAACACGTTCATGATAAGCAGTTAATTCCTTGTGGGCCAGGATCTCAGCTTCAATATCAACATTGGCAAGATCCATTAGCCCACGCTCAAGTGTCAGTACATCCTCTTCATGCTTGGAATGCCACAGCTTTTGTCTGCGCTTGAGATTTTCAATTTGATCTTCAATACGCTTGTTGGCATCCTGTACTGCCTTGATGCGAATCTCTTCCTCAGTAATAGATTCCTTAGTGGACTTTACAAACTCCTTAAGCCTATCAGCTTTTTCACTGAGAATAGTAATGCCCAATAGCTGCTCAATAACATTGCGTTGATCATTGGCTCGCATACTGAGGAAAGGTTCAGTGTAGGTGTTGAGCGCAAGAACGTGTTTAAACATATCATGTGACATGCCCAATATACGTTCAATGTCCTGCTGTGTCTCACGGCTATCGCCTTGACTATCATCCTGATAGCCATCTTTCTCTTCGCCGTTGACATAGAGTTTTAGGACATTTGACTTGCGTCCGCGCTCAATTTTGTATTCCTGACCATTGACTTCAAAGTCAATAGTAACCATCATATTCTTAGCGTTGGTCTTATTAATAAGATTATCACGCTTGATGTTAGTAAGTGCTTGACCGTAGAGTCCATAGCTCAAAGCATTGATGATTGTGGTTTTACCCGTGCCATTTCTAGCACCAGAATCATCACCTCCTAAGTCTAAGTTTTCACCAAGTACGAGAGTTAGATCTCTACGGTCAAAGTCCACGGCTTGGGTCGCATTGCCCACGCTCATGAAATTCTTTACTGTTAAGTTTTTAATCTTAATCATTAATATTACTCTATATGTTTGTGTTAGGAAAGTCTATTAAAAACGTCGTTACTGGACGAGTCATTAAATCTATTCTTCTTTAACCATTCATAATAGTTGGGCCATTGCTGCTGGCTGATATATTGATTTCTAGCCTTGTTGTATGCAAAAAATGCTTCAGCCATTTGTCTGTCAGCGTCAGACATTGCAGTGGGCTTAAATTTTGTTCTGTCAACGTCACAAGCAATACTCATGCGATAATACATCTGATGCCAAAAATGTGGTAGACGACCTTCGATGTCTGTACGTTGTTCATTAATGATATCTTCCAGCTGTTGTATATCAATCATTGCGCGACGACTATCCCACCAAGCACCACGACGCTTACTGAGTCCAAAATTAAACAACAGTCTTAAGTTACGTTCCTCAACTACAAGCTGTTGATT